AGCTCTTCAATTATTGTTTTTATTGTCGGGGTTATTCCATGCGCTTCGTCAACAATGACAGCCGCAAACTTATCCCTAAATCGACAAATAGAATTTAACACAGTTATTGGCGTACCAAATACAACATCATGACGCAAGCTTTTCTGTATGCTCGCGCTGTATATGCTTGCCTTCTCGCCTAGCTGCAAATACTTTTCGTGATTTTGCTCGACAAGTTCAGCGGATGGTGCAAGGCACAGTATTTTTTTACCTGATTTTTGGTGAAGCCAGTGGGCTACAGCTGCGATTATGTGTGATTTTCCGCTGTTATGGGTTATCGTGAAATCATGCAAAAAATAAAGATGGTTGCCAGTTATACGAACCCCGTAATAGGGCTCGCAATCGGAAACCTTTTCTATTTTAAACCCTGTTACAGAGTTCCTCTTCTTTTGATTCCTAATTCCGCACTTTTTCCTTGGCAGTTTGGTCGGTATTATGTGACAGTCTCCGCTTATACAGACTCTATAATATACACCTGAAAATCCTTTGCATGATTTTCTACACTTGGTTACATTAGAAGATAGGCCTAAACTTCTGCAAATAAAAGCAACGTCATTGCTTAATGTTTCAGATTTTGATAGATAATCAAAGCATCCCGAAGATAAACTACCGTCTGAATCAATTAAACCTGCCAAAAGTTTTAACCTGTCCTCAGGCTGCGCTGTTTTATATTCGCTGGGGATAAACTTATTTCCAGATTTTTTTTTCCATAACCCCATCGCCCTAAAAATGTTCTGTAGCTTGCCTTTCCCCCTGGTCTGAACACCCTTAGGAAGACTAAAATTATAAGACGGGCACGTTTTGCTGTCGTTAAAGTGAGGGACAACATTAAGCCCCACCTCTTCTGCGTATTTATATATAGAGCTTACTATCTCTTTGTCTTCTGTTGTTATTCCGACAGCGCTACCGATATGCCCATCGCCCAAAAACAGACCTAACATGTAAGCAGGGATTGGTAGCGGCTTAGGCTCTACATCAAACTCTATCTGGAGATCATTCCTTTTTATCTTGTGAGTGTGTTTGAAAGTCTTATTCTTATTCAAATATTCGTTAACAGTTAGATTAATAGACCCGGTAGTAAAATTTTTCTTTCCTGTAGGAGTCTTTTCTAAGTGTAGTATGTGACCTCCGTTGCAATAAAAGGAATCGCCCTTAGTTGGGGTCACCTTATACATAGAATCAAACCCACGGCATAGGCTCATAACCTCATTAAAGCCGCCTGCAGGGTTTAGCAGTTTGTCGCCAACGCAAACATCCTCTGCAGCCTTAAAGCTGCCGTTGCTCATTATAAACAGCGTCCCTTTTCTGTGGCAGCCTGTGGCGGCCTCGATCAAGCACGGCTCATAACATTGTGAAAGCTCCGCTTGCGCGGCTTCTACGGCTTCTTGTTGGTAGTCTCTTAGTTTCATAACCCAAGAAGCTCCGCGATTTTATACAAGATAAAAATGGAAAAAGCTCCAGCAATACCTGCAAACGACATTATAATCCATATCTTAATTATCATTATCATCATTTCTATCATTTTATTCCCCACGAGGTAGAAGGTTTTCCGGTATAGCCGCTCAGGTCTGCGTCTGGCGCTAAATCCTTTATAGCTTTAGCATAACTGACTGACCCCTTCTTTTCAATGGGGTAAACCAATAAATCTCCTATTTTTGATTTTTTACCGTTAGCCAGTTTTATCAGCTGCTCCTTAGCCTCTTCTAAATCCGCCTTTGCCTCTTCTAGCTTTTCCTTGGCCGCAATGTAATTATCGGCGTGTACGCTCTCGGGTATCAGTTGAACTAAACCCTCAATGTATTCGCCGGGGTTTTTTATTGCCTCTAAATACTCTAAATAAAAATCGTGTAACTTAGGTATGGTTTCGTTCATCCATTCCTTATCAAAATAAACCATTTCTAGATTATTTGCATATTGATTCCACTGATAGAAATAGCATTTATCCCTTCCTGTGCAAGCCATTTCAATTTGCATTTGCGCTAGATAGTGCAGCTGCTCTATTGGTGTTTTGAACGTTGGTCTTTTTTCATTACGCAAGCCGTATGGACATTTTACCTCCGCTACAGCGTCTTCATCTATAAGCCCATCTGGACTAGCCCCTAACCAAGGGTAATCAGGATGAACATGGAAACCGGTTTCCTCCACCTCTATTTCATGTTCAATTTCTAGCTCAAATATAGCATTGGGTTCGTTTACTTTTCCGTGGGCCGTGGCCACATTGCCGATAAATTCTTTTTCAGCGCCGTGATACTCTCGCACCATTTCGCGCATAACATCGTCACGGCTAGACCAGGGGTTAAGCCCTAGTATTGCTCCAACACGCGAGCCGGTTATCATGCCTACACGCTGTTTGTGCCATTCTTCTGTGCCTTGTTTAATCATCTCATCACCCATAAATTAAAAAGCCGCCGAAGCGGCAAGGTTATTATTATTATCAGAACGGAATATCATCATCAAAACTATCAGGCTTTTTAGCCGCAACCGGCTGCTTAACCGGCGTACCAGATGGCGCGACTGCCATAACCCAATTACCTTTTTTATCATTCATATCCCAAACGCCAAGCTTTAATAACATAGACTTATTAGCTAAGCAAGTGGCTAGGTCAATATCCTCCGGCTTTTTGCCAAGCTTAAACAGTTGACCGCCAGCGTTCGCATCAATAGCCGCCAGCATTTTCTTGGCTTTGTCTGACTTCTTAGGGTCGCTCTCGTTAACCTTTAATTTTTGAAAAATTTTACGGCTTTTAAAATCCCCCTCCAAAACTTCCCAACTTAAAGAAATTACCTCCGGTGTATCCTCGTATGTATACCACTGCGCATCCGTACAGATTGCGTTAACAGTAGTTCCGTCGGGGATTGGCTCAAAATTACCGCCGCCCATTTCAAAATTGCCGTCGTTGCTGACGGTTTCACCGTCTGACATATCCCAAAAATTACTCATAATTATTCTACCTTTTTTAGTTTAGTTTAATGATTTAATGATACCGGTGAAAGGGTTAACACCCTCTTCAAGCGGCAATAATTCTTTTATACCATATCTGTTTTTAGATACGTTTGCTGCAGAGGCCGTGCAGTCTATAACACGGTCGCCGTTACTTATTGCTTTTTTCTTTCCGTCGTCGCCCTTGGTAAACATTTTTAGTTTTAAAAACCCTACTACGTCACTATCGTCCGTGTATGGCGCTTGGCTTTTCTTGCCTAACCTCATAGTGTAGCGAGTATACGGCTCCTGATCTGGGAGGTCCATAGTTTCTGTGTCGGCATGGGCAATAAAAACTATATTCATACCTTTCTTTTCATTAAGGTAACCGCAAGCTTTCCTTACTCGCTGATGAAGTGTAGCAACCGCTCCAAGCCCTGCACCGTATCCTCCCAAAGCTTGGTTGATGCTCTTCGGCTTTTTGTCGTCTGTATCTACAATGTGCTGTATGAACAAGCGCTCAAGAGCCGTAACCGAATCAATAACAACTGTTTTATAATCGTGCTCCTCACGTATTAATGATTTTAATTGATCCCATAAATTATCTACGGTTTCAATAATCGGAAAAGCGTCAGGCATTCTGTCAGTAGGAACAGACTGTAACCCGTCCTCAGCCCTGATAAAAATAGACTTAGGAAAAGTTGCTGCCGTTGATGTTTTGCCTAAACCGGCGTCGCCTAGCAATGTGATTATTGCGGGCCTACCGGCTGGCTTGCTTATTGTTTCTAATATGCTCATTTCTATTACCCTCTGGTTTTTGTTATTTATGACTCTGCTGGAATTAACTCTATAGTTGTAAAAATAAAATCTTTATATTCTCTCCAAAAAGTTAATGCCGTTTTTCCATCCATTTCTAATATTCTTTTATCATCAAAGCTTATCCAATCTTCTATGCTGTGATTTTCACAACCTATCTGAATAACATCTTTCGTGTAATTAATATGATAAGCCTCTAAATATATTGTTTTTATTTGCTTCATATTTCCTAGTGCATCGTATAAGTTTGCATAGTTTAAGTTTGCATAGTTTAAGCTTGCACCGCTTAGGTTTGCACCGCTTAAGTCTGCCCCGCTTAAGTTTGCATAGTTTAAGCTTGCACTGCTTAAGTCTGCACCGCAGAAGTTTGCATCTCTTAAGTTTGCATAGTTTAAGCTTGCACCGCTTAGGTTTGCACCGCAGAAGTTTGCATCTCTTAAGTTTGCACCACTTAAGTTTGCATCGCTTAAGTTTGCACTGCATAAGTGTGCACCGCTTAAGTCTGCACCGATTAAGCTTGCACTGCTTAAGTTTGCACGCGCCCCTCCGAAATCATCAGCGAGCCATAACTTATGCAGCCTTAAAACCTCTTTTAATTCTTCAGCTTTCACTTTATTACCCTCTGTTTGTTTTGGTTATATTAGGCCTCAGCCGGGCTTAACTCTATAGCAGAAAATATGAAATCCTTGTATTTTCTCCAAAAAGTTAGCGCTTCTTCTCCGTCCATTTCTGATACTCTTTCGTCGCTAAAGTTTTTCCAATCTTCTATACTGTGATTTTCACAACCTATCTGAATAACATCTTTCGTGTAATTAATATGATAAGCCTCTAAAGATATTGTTTTTATTTGCTTCATATTACCTAGCGCATAGCTTAGGTCTGCACCGCGTAGGTCTGCACCGCGTAGGTTTGCACCGATTAGGTTTGCATAGCGTAGGTTTGCACCGATTAGGTTTGCACCGATTAGGTTTGCATAGCGTAGGTTTGCACCGATTAGGTTTGCACCGCTTAGGTTTGCA